TATTAATGACTAATTTAAGTGTAAAGCTGCATGAAAAGCAGCTAGAAGTATTTAGCGATAACACACGATTTAGAATCGTAGCAGCAGGAAGGCGGTTTGGAAAGTCTCGTTTGGCTGCATGGATGCTTCTTATTGAAGCGTTAAAGAGTACCAGTAAAGATGTGTTTTATGTAGCACCTACATATCAACAGGCAAAAGACATCCTGTGGGGACTACTAAAAGAATTAGGGCATGAGGTTATTAAGCAAGCCCATGAGAACACTTCGGTACTAACCTTAGTAAATGGTCGCAAGATCTATTTAAAAGGTGCTGATAGACCTGATACACTTAGGGGAGTTGGTTTAGCATTTGTTGTTATTGACGAATACGCTGACATTAAACCTAATGTGTGGGAACAAATACTACGTCCTGCCTTAGCAGACGTTCAAGGTGGAGCCCTTTTTATTGGGACACCTAAAGGTAGAAACCACTTCTATGAACTATACCAGTTTGCAGAGAGTGGAAAAGATAAACAATGGACTGGGTTTCATTATACATCATATGACAATCCTCTAATCCCTGCTTCTGAGATAGAAGCTGCAAAAGGCTCAATGAGTTCCTTTGCATTTAGACAAGAGTTTTTAGCTTCATTTGAAGCAGCTAGTAGGGATATTTTTAAAGAGGAGTGGATACATATTGATGAAACAGAGCCTTCTGATGGTCGCTATTTTATTGCTGTTGATTTGGCTGGGTTTATTAATGTGGATAAAGAGTCAGGTAACAAAAATAAAAAGCTCGATGAAACAGCTATTGCAATCGTTAAAGTCTCGGAAGAAGGATGGTGGATAGCAGAGATTAAACATGGGCGTTGGGACATTAAAGAGACTTGTAGTCAAATAATGTCGGCAGTGGTTCAGTATGAACCTACAGCAGTTGGAATTGAGAAAGGGAGTTTAAAGAACGCAACACTACCCTACTTAATGGACTTAATGCGTACACATAATCACTACTTTAGAATAGATGATTGTACTCATGGTAACCAAAGAAAGACCGATAGGATTGTTTGGGCACTACAGGGTAGATTTGAGCATGGTAAGGTTACACTTAATCAGGGTGATTGGAATAACGAGTTTATTGATCAGTTAGTAAACTTTCCAAACTCACAGCTACATGACGATTTAATTGATGCGTTAGCTTATATAGACCAAGTACAAGTAGTCGATTATGTACAAGACTATGAACAAGATGAATATGAAGTTTTAGATGTTGTCTCAGGATATTAATAAGGAAAAAGTATGCAAAATAAACTAGTAAGTTGGGTTATGGGGTATGTCGAGGACTGGAAAGACCATCGAGATTCTAACTACTTAGAGTCCTGGAAAGAGTATGAAAGGCTCTGGAGAGGTGAATGGGCAGCAGAAGACAGATTAAGAGACTCTGAAAGGAGTCGTATTGTATCCCCTGCACTCCAACAAGCTATTGAAAACCATACAGCTGAGATAGAAGAGGCAGTATTTGGTTCTGGTGGGTCGTTATTTAATATTGAAGACGACATGATGGACCAAAACAAGCAGGATATAGAAGTTATCCAAGCTTACATGAAAGAATGTTTTAAAAAGAATGGTCTACGCAAGGCAGTAGGAGATGTTACACTACTTGCTTCTATATATGGTACAGGTATTGGTGAATTATCACTAAAAGAAATAGATGAGCTTGTTCCTGCTCAACAAAATATGCCAGAAGTTGATGCAGTAGCTATCGGTGTACAAAAAAGAAAGAAACTTAGCGTAGAACTTAAGCCTATTAGCCCACAAAACTTCTTTATTGATCCAACAGCAACCACAGTTAATGATGCTATGGGCGTTGGTGTTGAAGAATTTGTATCAGCCCACAAAGTGGCTGAAAACATTGCTAGTGGCGTGTATTTTAATGCTGATGTTAATGCTATGCCTACTCCTGACTCTGACATTGAGTCTAGTTGGATAGATGAGCAGTACAATGATGATAAAGTAAACATTGTTCGTTACTATGGTTTAGTTCCTGAATCTCTATTAGATAGTTTAGGAGAAGAAGATGCTGTTACAGAGTTATTTGAAGATGAAGAAGATTCAAATCAACTACTAGACGACTTCGGTAACCTTGTAGAAGCTATTATTGTTATTGGTAATGGTACAGCACTGCTAAAAGCAGAACGTTCCCCTTACATGATGAATGACAGACCAATTGTTGCCTACCAAGATGATACAGTACCTAATCGTTTCTGGGGTAGAGGTGTTGCAGAAAAGGGTTACAACATGCAGAAAGCTATTGATGCTCAACTGCGTAGCCATTTAGACAGCCTAGCACTAACAACTGTTCCTATGATGGGTATGGATGCTACACGACTTCCTCGTGGCAGCAGACTAGAAATTAGACCAGGGAAATCTGTCCTAACTAACGGCAATCCTGCAGAGATCCTAATGCCATTTAAGTTTGGTAATACAGATCCAAGTAATATATCAACAGCACAAGCATTTGAGAACATGCTTTTACAAGCTACTGGTACACTAGATACCGCTAATATGCAAAAGCAACCTACTGGTGGAGAGCTTTCAGTTACTCTTTCAGGCATACTAAAAAGAAACAAACGTACATTAGTAAACTTCCAAGACCAGTTCTTACTTCCTTTCATAGAGAAAGCAGCGTGGAGATTTATGCAATTTGATCCAGAGCACTTCCCAGTACAAGACTGGAAATTTGTTCCTAATTCTAGCCTAGGTATGTTAGCTAGAGAGGTAGAGCAACTACAATTTATTAATCTACTTAAAACACTTGGACCAGATAGTCCCGTTACACCTATCTTACTCTCAGGTGTACTGGATAACTCAAGTCTACCTAATAAAGAACAACTTAAAGCAACTCTTATGCAAGCACAGCAGCCTAATCCTGAACAACAACAAATGCAACAAATGGCTATGCAGCTACAAATGCAAAAAGCTCAAGCAGATGTGGCAGAGGTGGCTTCTAAGGTTGAGGTTAATAAGTCACAAGCTGTACGTAACATGGCAGAGGCTCAGTCTGTACCAGAAGAGACTAGAGCTAAAGTATTGACAGCAATTTCAACCAACCTACCAAATGAAGATGATATGATTTCAGCAGAGTTTGATAGAAGGGTTAAAGTAGCAGAGCTTATGTTAAAAGAAGCTAACCAAGACCAAGATAAAGAGATTGTTGAAATGCAAATGAAAAAAGACATGGGTGGCTTGACAAACAGCTAGTTTTATGGTATAATTAAGGTATAGAGTGCTATTATAACACAGTTTTATTAAAGGTGCAATAGTGGATAAAGAATTACAAGAGTACTACGAGAATCGTTTTAACATGATGGCTACCCAAGGATGGGTAGACCTAATTGAAGACATACAAGACATGTTTGATTCTTACAACCAGATTAATACGGCAGATTCGTTAGAAGAGTTATATAAACGAAAAGGTCAAATAGATATACTTCAATGGGTACTGACCCTTAAACAAGTGTCAGAACAATCCTATGAGGAGTTACAGAATGAAGAAGTTATTTGAGTTTTATTGTAAGCCCTGTGATTTAACCTTCGAGGAGCTTACAGAATACACAAAAACTTACTCATGCCCTAAATGCAATCTTAATGCTGACAAAATTATCAGCACACCTAGGATTTCATTAGAAGGGATTTCAGGAAGCTTCCCAGGTGCAGCAGCAGCATGGGAGAAAAAGCGAAGACAAAAGCTGCAACAAGAGAAGAAAAAGCAAGAATAGCCGCTTGTAATTCTTTCCTAAAATGCTAATAAGCACAGGAGAAATAATATGGCAGAGTTAATTGATGAAGTTTTAGAAAATGAGATGGAAGCTAGTTCTATTGATGATGGAGTAGTGGAAGAGGAAACTCAACCAGAAACTCCAGAAGTTGAGGCTAAGGACGAGGCTAACCCTGAAGATGATCTACCAGAGAAGTACAAAGGGAAATCTGTTAAAGAAATTGTTAATATGCACCAAGAAGCTGAAAAGCTAATTGGTAAACAAGGTTCTGAAGTAGGTGACCTAAGAAAAGTGGTAGACGATTTTATAAAAGCTCAAACACCAAAAGACTCCCCGACACCCGAAACAGAAGTAGCGGACGAAGACTTTTATGCTGATCCTAAATCTAGTGTAAATAAGGCGATTGAGAACCACCCTGCTATTAAAGATGCCAAAGAAGCTAAAGCAGCCATGAAACGTAATGAAACCATGACTAAGCTTAACTCAGAGCATCCAGACATACCAGAGATAATTCAAGACCCTTCATTTGTAGAATGGATTAAAGCCTCTAAAGTAAGAACCGAACTTTTCACACGAGCTGAAGTTGAGTATGACTACGATTCCGCACATGAATTGTTATCAACTTGGAAAGAAAAGAAAAACATTAGTGCAAAAGTTGCTGAGACTTCTAAAGTCGACAGAGAACAACAATTAAAAGCAGCTGATGTTGGTGGAAAGGGCAACAATGAACCTGTTTCAAAAAAGAAATATCGTCGAAGCGATATTATTAAACTTATGCAAACAGACCCAGATCGCTATGAGGCTATGTCAGATGAAATTATGGCAGCTTATAGAGAGAAAAGGGTAATTTAACTTTTTAGAAAGGAATTATTATGGCTTTAGGTACAAATCATGTAACTAACACATCAGCCGCAACCTTTATCCCTGAAATATGGAGTGATGAGATTATCGCTGCATATAAGAAGAGCTTAGTTGCAGCTAACATGTTTAAAAAGATGTCTTTCAAAGGTAAAAAGGGTGATACAGTACATATCCCTACACCTTTAAGAGGATCAGCTTCAGTTAAAGCAGCAGAAGCAGAAGTAACACTGATTGCAGGTGATACTACTGATACACTAGTTTTAATTAACCAACACTATGAGTACTCTCGTTTAATCGAGGACATCACAGAAGTTCAAGCACTTACATCACTGCGTAAATTCTACACAGAAGATGCAGGTTATGCTTTAGCTAAACAAGTAGATACTTCACTTATTCAATTAGGTCGTGGTTTCTCTGGTGGTAATGGTACTGCAGCTTATGACGAAGCATTTGTAGGCTCTGATGGTACTACTAAGTATGTTGCAGCCTCAAACAACGAAGCTGCTCTTACAGATGCTGCTATCCGTAGAACAATTCAACGTCTTGATGACAATGATGTTCCAATGGAAGGTCGTTTCTTCGTTATCCCTCCATCAGCACGTAACACATTGATGGGTCTAAACCGCTACACAGAACAAGCATTTGTTGGTGAAGTAGGTAATGGTAACACAATCAGAAATGGTGAAATTGGTAACCTATATGGTATGCCAGTATTTGTTTCATCTAACGCTGATACTACATCAGGTTCAGGTGCAGCTCGTGTGGCTCTTATGGGTCATAAAGATGCAGCTGTTCTAGTTGAACAAGTTGGTATCCGTTCACAAACACAATACAAGCAAGAATACTTAGGTACTCTTTATACTGCAGATACTCTCTATGGTGTTAAAGAGCTACGTGATGGTTCAGCTTTCGCATTAGCAGTTCCTGCATAATGTAACTTACTCCCTCTTCGGAGGGGGTATTTTTATATCTATTTCTTAAGTAGGTATAAAGATACTACAAGGAGAAAAGACAATGGCAACATTTAAATGTAATGTTTCAGGTAATACAGTAGAATTTGTAGCAGAGCATGATGTTAAAGCAATGAAAGAACATCCAGGCTATACCGAAGTTACTGTCCCTGTTAAAGAGGAAAAGAAAGAAGTTAAATCTAAAAAATCATTCTTTGATAAGGAAGACTAAATGGCAATTTATAGAGGACCTGGCGGACCAGGCGATGCAACTACTGATGCTACAGCAGAAGCTACAGTAGCTACAACTAAGGCAGGGGAAGCCTCAGCAAGTGCCACAGCGGCAGCCTCTAGTGCTACAACTGCTCTTAATTCAGCAACAACAGCTACTACCCAAGCAGGTATAGCAACAACTCAAGCAACTAGTGCAACAGCAAGTGCAACTAGTGCTACCT